GTCAGCAATGTTGGAAGGAATCTGACTTGCATCATATCCTTCATAACCCCCACCATTGAACATGTTGGAAGTGTCAACACCACCTGTCAGGTCAAATCCATCAAAGAATCCTGAAACCTTGTCAGATACACCATCACCCCAAGCAGCACCTGCATTGAATGCTTCAGATGCCCAACCATCTTGGAAGGTGTCAAATGTATCTGCACCTGCACTGAAAGCAGCACCTGTGTCCACATAATCCTTCATTTGGTATGTGTTCATTCCTTCATTGAATGCATCTGCTAAAGACTTGTAATCTTCAACGCTGTCATAGGCTTCTGCACTTTTTGCAGCATAATCTGAAGCAGCGTTTGCAATGCCTGAATAATCAAATTCAACAAAAGGAAGTTTGTTCAGTGCTTCTGCAATGCCTGCAATGACTGTCAGAATGTCAGAAAGTAGTCCATACCACCAACCCTTGACATTAGCAATGACATTATGGAAAGCAATTCCAATGTTGTCACATGCTGCACCAATAGCATTCCAAATTCCAAGTGCTATGTTTGCAACTGACATTCCAAGGTTCTGAAAAGCAACACCAATGTTGGTGACAACTGCTTTTATCCAGTTCCAAACACCAATTGCTATGTTAGCAATGGAAAGACCCAAGTTCTTGAAGAATGCACCGACTGTGGCAATACCACCACAAATGACACCAAAAGCACTGTTTGCAGCACCTGTTGTGTTAGCAATCCACTGACAAACTGCAATGATTAGTGCAATGACTGCAATGATTGCAAGGATTATCCAGGTTATAGGACAAGCTGCAAGGGCAGCATTCAATCCCCACTGTGCAGCGGTTTCTGCAACTGTTGCACCTGTTGCCATCATCTGTGCAGCACCTTTCACTGCTTCAGAAATTGCCAAAATACCATTGATTGCATTGATGACTGTTGAAACAGCAAGGTAAGCACCAAGTGCTGTGACTATTCCAAAGACTATTGGTGCAATGACTGACCAGTTGTCCTGGAAGAAGACTGCAACCTGACCTGCAAATTCCATGATGTCAAGAAGCATCATTGCCATTGTAGCAAGACCGCCCATGATACCTGCAAGCATGTCCTGGAATTCAGTGTTGTTTGCAAGTTCATTTATCTTGTCAAGAACAGGTTGAAACTGCATGACCGCTGTGTTTGACATGGATGTCCAAACCTGATTCCAGGTCATAGGCATTGCATTAAACTTTGCATTGATGTCATCAGAAGCTGCAAAGATTGCTGCCTTGACAATATCTGCTGAAAGCTGTCCTTCCTGTGCCATCTGCCTGATTGAACCAATTGGAACATCCAAATAGTCTGCAATAGACTGAATCAGGTTAGGTGCTTGTTCAAAGATGGAATTCAATTCATCACCACGCAAGACACCTGAACCCAAAGCCTGTGACAACTGAAGCATTGCATTTGATGCTTCAGCAGTGGATGCACCTGCAATGGTCATCTGTTTCTGAATAAGGTTTGCAAAAGCAACAACTTCTTCCTGACTGGAAAAAGCATCCCTTGCATTGTTACCAAATTTTGCAACAACTGTTGCCATATCACCAAATGAACCCCTTGCATTCTGTGCAGCAGAATAAACAAGGTTTACCAGGTCAGCAGTGTCTTCAGCAGTTCCATTGATTTCATTGAATGCCTGATTCATCATGTCAAGTCTTGCAGTGGTCATTGTCAGTTCATCTGACATGTCCATTGCTTTCTTAACGCTTGCAACAGTCAGGTAAGTTGCAACAACACCCTTGATTGCCTGCATCAGGTCATTGGAATCACTGACACCAGTTCTGATTGCTTTGTTGTGTTCTTCCTGTTCCTTGGTGTTCTGCCTGGTGTTCACTTCAATCTGTTGAACCACACCAAGCATTCTTTCATAATCTGAAACCGCCTGGTCAACAGCAGGTGCAAGTGGAACTGCATTTGTTTCTTGAATAGCAGTGTGCAATTCTTGAACATCTTCAGTTGCATTTTCAATTGCACCAGTGTCCATTCCACTTCCCATTGCACCATTCAGTGCAGAAAGGGCAGAAACACTTGCGTACAAACTTGTGATGATTGCATTCAATGGTGCAGATGCCCTGTCATATAGTTCAATGCTTGTTGCAATACTTGCCATCCATATTCACCTGCCTTTCCATTTATTTTTTCTTCTGCTTCATCTTCTTTGCTTCCTTCTTTTCAGTTTCAATTCTGATGTCACAAGAAGCAATGATGAATGCTTTTTCTTCTTCACTCATATCCGCAAAAACTGAAGGTAGAATGTGAAGTTTCTGCAAAGCATAGTGTGCATAATTTGCTTCAGCATCACCTTCATTGATTAGTTTTTTGCTTCATCCACCTTGTCTTCAAGGGTAGTGGTGAAACCATTGAAATTCTGAACAAAGGTTGCAAAGTCCTGATATTCACCAGGGTCATCAACCATTGCCTGAAGAAGGTCTTCAGGGGTCATTACACCATAGCTGTCCTGAAGTTCCTTGTCATAAAGGTTTGGTTCTGCTATACATGCAACAAGCATCTTTGCAAGATACTTGGAAGTGTTCAACTTTGGTCTGTACATGTTAGGTTTGCCCTTTATCGGAACTTCAACCATGCATTCATCCCTGATTGCTTCATTGTCCTTGGTGGATAAAGGTTTGATTGTCCAAAGCAAAGGTTTTCCATTTTCATCAACAAGGGATTTTGTTGCTGCATAGGTTGTATTTTCCTTCTGAATCTTGTTCTTCTTCATGAATCTTGTAAACTGTGACATGGTTTGACACCATCCTTTCTTTTTAATATTTCTTATTTGCTAAACCACAAAAAGACCCCTGCTTCACTTTTGATGAAACAGGGGTCTGTCCTTTACTTCATACCATCAAGCAGGTTGAAGGTTTCAGGCATCTTGAAGTCTTCAAAAGTGAAGTCCATTTCTTCATCAAGGTATTCACCATCTGCATCAAACTTTGCAAGGATTCCACCATCAATGTTGCATCCAAGGAAAACAACAGTCTGTCTTCCTGCATCAGAAGTGGGGTCTTCATTGGTGACCTGAATCTCAAAGTACACATCTTCACCAGTGTCTTTGTAGTGCTGCATCATCTGTCTGAAGATAGAAGAATTGTAGTGGAAGGTTGCAGAACCTGTTCCCTTCCATCCAGTTGACTTGTTTCCCTTTCCAGTCTTGCCAAGAATAGGAACTTCAGTCTTGGTTCTTTCAAAAGATGCTTCAAAGTTGATTGCCTGCATGAAATTGTATCTGTTGCTTCCAATGGTGATGAAGCATTCAGCAAGTTTTGCAGATAAAGCATCCTTTGCATTCATAGTGATATTATTCATTGCTTTTCACCTGTCCTTTCTTTACTGAATGGTCACTGTCATGTACAGCTTTTCCATTGCATTCACAACAGTCACTGCATCATTGACAACAACAGCCTTCTTTGTTTCACCCTGTGCAACAGTCACATCAGAATCTTCAAAGTTTTCAATTGCCCTGATAGTCTGAAGACTGTTGTGATGCTGAACAATGTCTGCCCAAAGACTGATTCTTCCTGCATTGTCATTAGGAACAACCCCAAGATACTTGGTATTGAACAGAACTGCAATGTCATTTGCAATTTGGTCAATGACCCTGATGGTCTGATTGTCCTTGAAGATGTCACCCTTGGTGTCAGAAGTAGTCACAAGGGAATTGATGTCAGAAAGAACACGCACATCATCACCAACCTGGTGAAGTGTGAATTCACCTGCACGAATAGCAGCTTCAAGCTGTGACTGTGTATAAGCCACATTGACAGTGTATTCACCATCATACTTCTTGTTAAGTGCAGAAGCATTGACAGCAGTTCCTGCAAGGACACCAGTCACCCAATAAACAAGTTCAGAACCTGCTGCACCTGCATCAGTGACTGCATTCTTTACATTGACAACACCTTCATAGTCAGCAGCCTTGGAATAGATTGCAACCTGGAACTTCTTGCCCATTTCATCACGAAGTCTTTTCGCATAATTGACATAAAGACTTTT